CGAATGCCAATCCAATGAGCGGCCGTATGAGTCTTGCCCGATCCACGACCGGCAAGCATAAGAAATGTGTCATATTCACCATCGTCTGGTTCTTGTTGATGTGGTAGGGCCTGTAGCGACCATTTTATCTGCCAGATGGCCGCCTCAAGCTGTTGTTTGGGCCAGTGCTGTCTTGCGGCTGCAAATTTTTTGAGCTCGCTTTGTTGTTTGTCTGTTATCGACATGGAATAAAACCTTCTCCTACTAAGATAGTGCTATCTTGACCCTCTGTCTCGATGTGTATGCAAGACTGGGCTGGAATTGAACTGATTTTGTTGACGTACCGTCTCGCATGATGAACCTTTACAGGTTTAGAGACTTGGTGTGGTACAAGTTGATGCTTTGATTTAAAAATAACGCTGTAATTTCCAAGCTGTGGCCTGTTTTCTACAGTAATTCTGCTGGCTAGTGACTCAATAAGCCCCTGGAGCTGTAAAATAATGCCACGGTGTCCAAAGGTAACACGAAAGCTGTCTTTTTTAGTGGAGTACTGCCTAGGTTTTGCCAGAATTATGCCAGACAACAGCTCAATTCGCTGCTCTACCGATGACAGCAGATAGTTTTGTGGTATCTTTGTGGGTAATACTGGGATTAGGTGCGACTCTACGCTAGGGATGGTGCTAAAGTAGCGCTCTCCTGTGCGAGATTTTCTCCAGGGTACGACCTTATACCCGTGCTCTTTGAATCTTTCAGTAATGTACTCCTGCATTCCCTTAGGAAACTGCATCTTGCCGTTGGGCTTGGTGTTAAAAAACCAAAAGCCAAAGACAAACGGCGGCACTGGCAGATCTTTGTGTGGAAATTCTAGGGGTTTTGCCGTGGGCACAGAGTACGCCAGGCGGTTTGTCTTTGTTTTTAAAGGGATCTCTAGCAGATCCTTTACGCTTAATGGCTGAAGTGGCCTTTTAAATTTACGAATGCCCTGGTATGTTTGTAGCCTGTTGCGATACTTGGGACTCTCTATCATAAAAGACAGGTGCTCATCGCCCGTAGCCGTGAGGTGGTCGTTAAACGTTACCTCATAGCAGGCTGGCGCCAGGTACTCTTGTACCAACTTTACTTTTACTGGCTTGCCATTGATATCAAATACATAGTCTCCCGCCTGTAGGTGGCGGGCGTATTTCCAGTGGTCAAGCGTTAGTACTCTTTGTGTTGACAGTATTGCCATAGAAGTTATCAAGGACCCAGTGGTCCAGCCATCGCCCTAGCGGCGTGCGTATTTTGTTTTGAATGTTAACCGGTAGCCTCTGGATGTCCAGGGCCTCTGCGGTGATACTAAGCCTGAACTTGATGTACTTTGCGGTTTCAGAGTCTAGTACCTCTACAGGCACATCAACCGAGTCAAAGTTATTCACATCACAGACCAGCACACGAAGACCCAGGAAATCTCCCTGCCTGCTTTCTAGTGCGCCCTGTATCTGATAGACGTATTTGTTCATACTTATAATAATGCAAACAAATGGCAATAGTCTGCCTTATTTTTAAAATATGCCTCGACTCTGTCCCCTTTTTGTCACCATTGTCACCATTGTCTGGGTCTATTCCAGTTTATCTATAACTTTTTTTTATTTTTTAAAAAAATTATAAAATAAGTGAAACAAGGGGTGACAATGGTGACAATGGTGACAAATCGCTTGTAACTCATTGATAGACCGTTAGTAAATGATAATGATTCCTATTTGTTGGGTGACAAATGCTGCACTGCATCCAGACAATGGTGACAATTTTAAAAAAAATTTGGAAGTTACACAAACTCAGGGTCTGTGGGGCCCCCACCCCCGACCACCCCGATGGTACCTAAAAGGGTGATGTGGTTTTTAAACAACACCCCCATGCACCATATTGGTGCATTAAGTGATCAGGTGATCACTTACAGGCTGGCACGTTTCTTGCCTAGCAAGATCTATGCCAGCCTGCGCGCCCAAGCACAGCGAGTGATGAGTGTGAGTACTCACTAACATATAGCTGGCACGCTTCTTGCCTAGCAAGATCCGTGCCAATGTGCCCGCGCCCGCCGTGTGGTATGGATACAACACATAGGCAAGGATACACACCAGCAACGTGACACACAGCCACGCGCCCATACATTCCACATTGTGATATGCCTTATCACAATGTGGAATGTATGGGCGCGTGGCTGTGTGTCCTGCCTGCCTGTTAGGGTAAACACCTATTGACGGATAGGAGGCGCGCTAAGGGGTCGCCACGCTGTTTGCCTCTGAGGTAAGGGGGTAGCCTCACCTATGTGCCGATCGCCTGTCTATCATATACTGCGTGGGCTCTGAGGGTGCACGCGTACGCGTAAGACTAGGTGATGTGTGGACAAGGTGTTTGACAATTACAACGCGCTTGATACCCCAGTGTGGTGCTCAGTAACAGCTCGGCACAATTTCAAGAAGTCTTCCCTGCTACTTGTTCCACGGGCATTATTGGCAACCCAACAAACAAGGACGCAGTTATCTTTATCATATCCCAATGCTATATCGACTCGCTCTATACTGACCACTAGAGGCGATCCTGTTTGTGTGCTCATAGTCCATCCAGTGTAGGCACAAATACCTTTTTGCTGTTTCCATATCAATATTAAATCTTCAATAGTAATGGTAGGAGGATTGTGCCCTCTAGGTTTAGAATGACTGCGAGCATTGGCAAGTAGCGATTTGAGTCTACCCTGTAATGTATTCCTACGTCTTATTTGTGACTGTGTGCGTTGAGCTTGGTCTTTGTGAGCCATTGTGGTATTCCAGTATCATAATTTGAAAGTAGATAGGTTAGTCCTTGATACTGGCAAGGACAATGCTGTCGACACACTGTCCCTATCTGTTTATAATAATGCAAATACCAAAGGGAAAACGCCCTAATAACTAATAACCTTACAGATTGTAAGGGAATATAACCCAATAGATATAAGGCAGAGAATATATTTGCATCAAGGTGTTGACATTTGTCTCAAAGGTCGGATAATACAAGGTATCGGAAGTGCAGTGGCTAATCCACTCAACAGGTGACTAAGTACCAGCCTGTATAATCATGTGGCAGACCTAGGATATAGAAACAGACCTAGCGAAGAGATACCGACGGCGCCAAGTAATCGCAACAGTCGTGATAGTAATGCTCAGAGCTCATTGTTACCAGTGAGCTCGAGGCAGTACTAACAACAGGAGAATATATGTATACAATCAATATCGGACTAGCTAATCCTTTCACTGGTGGCAACAATAGCGTGGAGCAGACACTGAGCGCCGCGCTGAGCTTTGTGCGTGACGTGACTAAGGTCAAGGTATCGTACGAGGGTAGCGAGCCCACAGTGATCATCCAGTACGCACTGCCACACGGCAGTATCAACGTGCTGGCAACGGCACTGGATCAGGACTGCATCGCAGTGTTCGACCACCTGATAGGCAAGGGCTCGCTGATCGGTGACAAGGCAGAGGCATGGGGTGAGTTTAACCCTGAGTATTTCCAATTACCATAGGAGGCAGTATGCAACCCAAGATTACTTACTCTCAGGCAGTCGCACTGGTACGCGACTGGATCGACGTGGCGCTGACTAACGGCATACACGGCATACAGGTAGCGGACTACGGACTGACGCAAGAGTACCGCACCAAGGGTGTGACACAGATGCGCAGGGCGCGCTCATTCGGCAACCTAGGCGACATCCTAGTGCAGGGATATGACGAGCTGGGCAATACAGTCGTGCTCACCAGTAACTTACAGACATACAATATCTAGGAGGCAGTATGAATCAATTTGAGAACGAGGTGGGACGCATCATTGATCGCGTCAACCCAAGAGCGCAGTACGACTGGACTAACGGCACACTGTTTATTGTGACTAACAGTGCAGTGACCACCTATGATGCCTACGAGGTGATCGAGGCAATTAGAGTAGAGACCAACGCGACTACTAGCACTGGACGCGTCGGTGATGAAATTTACGTAGACTTTACAGGAGTACAAAAATGATGACCGCAGACCAAATGATGGCTGAATCAACGGCTATACAACGCCGCATAATCAACGGCGAGGTGCCTAAGGGTAGTATCCCTGATCAGGTAGCTAGAGCTCAGAGCTTAAACCTACAAGCCATAGCATTATGGCGTGCTGAGGATCGCGCCACTGAGCACGCACTTTTAATTAACGAATTGGAGCACAATCAATGAAGAGAGACTACCGCAACGCGCTTAACGCGCTTACCAAGCTGGGCGTGCCAACCTACCAGCGCCATGACATGGAGCATTTTGCCATCAGCGCAGAGCATGAGAATAGCTGGAAATTTTGTGACTACTATGATGGTCACATGATGCCGGACTGGGAGTTTGGCGTAAGCCCTGAGATCTACAAAACACTACGCAAGTACAACCTCCACGCAGAGTGGATCAATGCCGGCGAGCTCGGCGTATACGAGGACTAATACCATGACTACACTAACAACCAAGCTATACGAGGTCATTACCGACTATCAGGGTGACACCATTGCAAACTATATCGGCGTCGTGGAGGGTGGATGGGACGACCGCATCATTGACACCGACACTGACCACCGAGTGTTTTATTTTATGGATCAGGATGAGTTTGACCAGCTCACAGTGGGCACGGACTTGACAGGGGATGGGGACGTGGTGACTGACATCGAGCGCGAGCCATCCTACGTATTTGAGGAGACTGTTGACGGCGACAGGTAAAGATCATTATAATAAGCAGACTTACACAAAAGGAGCAACACCATGGCAAGATCACTAAATTCAATTTGCAGGGCACGCGACGAGGCACGCTACGTATCGCGTACTTGGAGCAATACCCCATCGGCACCGGACGTGCCGTGGGAGCCGGTGTACACCAAACCAGTAGAGTCACCTGACGACGTCATCGGGGTATGCGTACCAAATCCAAACACAATCAGTGGCAAGGGTATCGTCTACATGACACGCCGCCAGTACGAGGAGACAAAATGATTACAGCATACTTTAAGGACGAGGAGGGTAATACCCTCGTCATCGACGCACAGACGTTTGAGGAGGCTTATAAGCAAGCCATAGAGCAGGACTTTTATGTGTACGACTACGACACTGAGGAGTGGGGACAATGACAACATTTAAACCAGTAACAGCGAACGACCGTGACAGTCAATTTGGAGCCATTTGGCGTGCCTTAGAGGCGTACCGTGAGGACTGTATACCTGAGGGTCAAGATCCTCAGTACGACGCCGAGTGGAGCGATATATGCACCGTGATGGCATGGTGGGAAGAGGACTTAGACCAATTAGACAATCAGGGGGAATAATGGGCGCTTTATACGACTTACTATTGCAGGACCAGTACCGGACAACCATCTACGCACATGACGAGCAGGACGCACTAGAGATAGCCAACCGGTGGTACAATAACCCCGAGCAGGCACGCATACAACTACATGAGGAGGCAGTATGAAGACATTTAACATGATTGAAATTGCCGTAGAGGTAGCACATCAATTACCTGATAACGAAAGCCATAGCGATGTACCGCGTGCAGAGTATCGCCATGAGGTAACA